TGTAAGGGATAGCAACCCCTCTAAAAGTTCTGTTTTGTATAAAACAGGAGCTAAAATGGGTAATTCACCTGTCGATAGAAACAAAGACTACATGAGAGAGATGTGGGGCACGAATCGTCTCGCCTCTGATTATGGATCTATGCAAAGAATCAACGTGCATGAGGAGAAGAAGGAGTTTCTTCAAGAGATTATGGACTATGAGAAGTCTCATGACCTGAAGAAACAGTCGCAACTTCATGAAAAAATCAGAAATGATGATGATTATGATGACTGGGAGTATGGCACAGAGCCAAATTATGGAAATCCCTGGGCTTAAGCATAAATAAGTCAAGAAAACTCTCTGACCAAATGGCAGTCACAAGGATATCAAGAGCATTTAAGGACATTAGTCTGTCTTTTGAACCACATCCTGTGACAAAAGACCTTCCAATCTTAAAAAATGAGAATGCAATACGCCGCTCTGTGAGGAATTTAGTGGAAACTATTCCTACAGAGCGATTTTTTCAACCTCTTCTGGGGTCTGATGTGCGTGCTAGTCTATTTGACTTTGTTGATTACGGCACTGCGACTGTAATTCAAGAGCAAATATTGACAACGATTGAAAACTTTGAGCCTAGAGTGGCAAATGTTGACGTTCAGGTCAATCCACAACCTGATGATAACACCTTTGAGTGTAATATTATCTTCGATATTATCGGTCAGGACTTTCCGACTCAAGAATTTACATTTATACTAGAGGCAACAAGGTAGTAATATGCCTTTTACTAAGTTTACAAACCTAGATTTTGACCAGATAAGGGCGCAGATAAAGGATTATCTTCGTGCAAACTCCAATTTTACGGATTTTGACTTCGAAGGATCTAACTTCTCAGTTCTTATCGATACTCTTGCCTATAATACCTACATTACGGCATTCAACTCTAACATGATTGTCAATGAATCCTTCTTGGATTCGGCAACATTAAGAGAAAATGTCGTTTCATTGGCAAGAAACATCGGTTATGTACCTCGCTCCAGAAGCGCCGCTAAGGCATCTGTGACGATAGAGGTAGAAACAGACGTAGATACTCCTACATTGACCTTAGTGGAGGGTCTGGTATGCGTAGGAAGCGTTAGCAATACAAATTATATCTTCTCAATACCTGAAAGTATTACTGCCACAGTGAAGAATGGTAAGGCAACCTTCTCAAGTATTGATATCTACCAAGGCACCTTCTTAAAAAACCTGTTTACTGTTGATGGATCTCTCGATCAGAGATTTATTTTGAATAATTCCTTCATTGATACATCAACAATCATTGCAAAAGTCAAGGGTGCTGGTGAAACTGGCGAAGGAAGACAATATTCACTCGTCGATAACATCTTAAACGTCGTATCAACCTCTGAAACCTTCTTGATTCAGGAAGTTCAGGACGAAAAATACGAATTATTGTTTGGTGATGGGTATTTTGGCAAAAAGTTAGATAATAATTCAGTCGTTACGGTCTCTTACATCGTTACTGATGGCACTGAGGGCAATGGTGCATCTAGTTTTGCCTTCTCTGGGCGTGTAGTTGACTCGCTAAACAGTGTTGTTGCTCCAACAAATGTAACATTAACTACAAATAATGCCTCTGCCAACGGTGGAGACATTGAAAGTGTCGATTCTATCAAGTATTTTGCCCCACGTCTCTATTCTTCACAGTATAGAGCAGTAACTGCAAGAGACTATGAGGCAATTATTCAGTCAATCTACCCAAATACTGAGTCAGTATCGGTTGTTGGTGGTGAAGAGTTAGATCCACCACAGTTTGGAAACGTTATTATCAGCATCAAACCAAAGAATGGTGACTATGTTTCCGATTTTGACAAGCACAACATCCTGACGAAACTGAAAAACTATGCCCTGTCTGGTATCAACCAGCAGATTGTAGACCTTAAGGTTCTTTATGTTGAGATTGACTCTGCAGTTTACTATAACAACTCACAGGTATCGAATGTTAATGACCTGAAGAGTGATATTACTAGCACTCTGAATACATTCTCCACATCAACTATCAATAAGTTTGGTGGTAGATTTAAGTATAGCAAACTGTGTCAGACTATTGATAATGTAGATAATGCCATTACTTCTAATATTACCAGAGTTCGTATTAGAAGAAACTTGAAGGCACTGATTAATCAGTCTGCTCAGTATGAGTTATGCTTTGGTAATAAGTTTCATAAGAATCCTGCAGGATTTAATATCAAGAGTACTGGATTTACTCTTGCATCAAGAATAGGCACATTCTACTTTACAGATGTACCTAATCCAACTGGAAACATGGGTATCATCTCTGTAGTCAAGGAAGACCTACTTACTGGCGAAAAAATCGTTGAAGTTAAGTCGGCAGGCACCGTTGACTATGAGAAAGGTGAGATTATCATCAATACTCTGAATATTACATCTACAACAGCAGCAAACAATATTATTGAGATTCAGGCATTCCCAGAATCCAATGATGTGATTGGTCTGAAAGACCTATATCTAAGCTTTTCTGTTGCCGATAGCACCATAAATATGGTTAAGGATACGATTAGTTCTGGCGAACAGATTTCTGGCGTCGGATATAAAGTTACTTCTAGTTACTTAAACGGAGAACTAAAGAGGGTATAAGATGATAAAAACTGGATTTGAGACGAGGGTAAAAGTTCAGCAAGTTATTGAGAACCAGTTACCAGAGTTTCTACGTTCCGAAAGCCCAAAGGCTGTAGACTTCCTAAAGCAATATTACATATCTCAAGAATATCAAGGCGGTCCAATGGACCTTGCCAACAATCTTGACCAATATCTGAAGTTTGACAATCTTTCCCCAGAAGTTATTTCTGGAGAAACAACTCTTTCTGCAGGTATTTCTTCAACAACTGATACCGTACAGGTAGCATCCACAAAAGGATTTCCTGCTGAATATGGTCTGTTCAAGATTGACAACGAAATCTTTACTTACACAGGCATCACTACAAACTCGTTTACGGGTTGTGTAAGGGGTTTCAGTGGCATCACATCGTATAGAACCCAACTCAATGCCGAAGAGTTGGTATTCAGCACCTCAGAGCAGGCAGCACACACCTCTGGCACTACTGTTAAAAACCTGAGTGTTGAGTTTCTGAAAGAGTTTTACAAGAAACTTAAGTATTCCTTCACTCCTGGTCTTGAGAATGTTGATTTCGTTTCTGACCTGGATGTAAATAACTTCATCAAAGAAGCAAGGACTCTCTATCAATCAAAGGGTACTGAAGAGTCATACAGAATCCTCTTCAATATTATCTTCGGTGTAACCCCCAAGGTTGTTGACCTTGAAGGGTATCTTCTGAAGCCATCAACTTCTGAGTATCTGAGAAGAGAAGTTGTTGTTGCTGAAAGAATTTCTGGTGACCCAAACAAACTTCTTGGTCAAACTATCAAGAAGTCAACCGATGAAGAAACTCAAGCTTCAGTATCTGAAGTAGAAATCTTCACTAGGTCTGGTATCACAACTTATTATAAGTTAAATCTTTTTGTTGGATATGACGACAAGGATTTAATCGAAGGGACATTTGATATTCAACCTAAATCAAAAGTTATCAATCCAGTTTCGGTAGGATCTTCAGTAATCACTGTAGACACCACTATTGGATTTACTGAGTCTGGCACTTTAATTTCAGGCGACAATACTATCACATACACAAGCAAAACTGTAAACCAGTTTTTAGGTTGTAGTGGTGTTGAGACTGCAATATCTACTACAGATGAGATTCGCACCAGTGAGGTATTTGTTGGTTATGAAGATGGGGATACATCCAAGAAGGTTGAGATTAGAATCACTGGTGTAATCTCAGACTTTGAGCAAAGAAGTGATATCCTTCTTTCAACAGAAGGTCAGCAAATATATGTCAAGAATGTTGGTGAGAAAGTTTTAAATCCAGATTCAAATAGCAGTTATAAGCAAATCTTTGCAAACTCATGGATTTATAACACAAGTTCCAGATATCAAGTAGAGCAAATCAGTGGCTCTGCATTCAAGTTGAAGTCTAGTGTTGATAAATCCAGCCTTAAAGTTGGTGATAAGGTAGACATTCTTCAGGGCAATACTGAGACTGTCGCTCATAGCAACGCTGAAGTTGCTTCCGTTTCTGGTAGCACTGTTACCTTAAATAACCTTTCTGGATTCACTCACAATACTTCTCTTGATTATACAATCAGAAGAAAGTTAAATACTGCCTCCAGCTCTGGCACTCCTCTGCTTTATGGTAATGATGTATTGACAACAGATGTACAGAATGTTTATTTTGAGAATGATGAGTATTACTACGTTGCATCAAACTCTTTACCCTCATATGAGGTAACTAAGACTGTTAAGAAGGCAACCATTTCGTCTGCAAGTGGTTCTGCTTTACAAGGATATAGCAGCAGCACTGAGAAGTATAATACACTTTCTTTCCCATCCAGCGTCCCCTTCATCACTGGAGATAAGGTAAAGTACTCTGCGTCTGGCACAGCACTTTCTGGTATGCCTGAAGGTGTATATTATGTTAAGGTGCTCTCCCCCAATAACAAGATAAAGTTATACCTCTCAAGAGCTCTTATTCAAATTGATACACCTGTTGAGTTTACATCAACATCTTCATCAGGGTCTCACACATTTGTCTTAGTAGACCAGGAAGATGAGAAGATATATCCACAGAAAATCTTCAAGAAGTTTCCATCATCTAAGAATATCAAGATTGGAAACAAAACTGAAACTATTCCTGGATCTACAGGATTATTTGTCAATGGCGTTGAAATCTTAAACTATAAGTCTGAAGATAAGATTTACTATGGACCTGTATCAAAACTTCAGGTCTATAATGGTGGTACCGATTATGATGTCGTAAATCCACCAACAGTAAGCATTGCCTCACCATCTTCAGGAACAACTGCCTTAGCAAGAGCAGTAGTTTCTGGTAGTGTGCATGATGTATTGGTAGACCCACAATCCTTCGATGTCAAGGATGTCTTGTCTGCAACTATTGAAGGTGGAAATGGTAGTGGAGCAGTATTAAAACCGATTGTTGAAACCAGATATCGTGAGATTGATTTTAATGGTAGTTCTTCCTTAATCGGTGGCGGTGTAGACTATATCAATGATGTTATTGTATTCTCATCAAGTCACAATCTGACTGATGGTGATGGTGTAGTTTACAATAGAAATGGAAATACCGCTATCGGTATCGGCACTTTTGGTGGAAGCAATAATCCTACTGGCAACACACTCATCAGTGGATCTGTCTACTATGCTGGTGTTGAGAATGCAACTTCCATCAAACTTTACTCTTCAAAGGGCGATCATGCAAGCGGTATCAATACCGTAGGATTCACTACTGCCGTTTCTCAGGGCACTCACAAACTCAAAACGTTTGCTGCTAGAAAAACACTTACATCTATTAAAGTATTAGATGGTGGTAGTGGTTATACTAACAAGAAACTCTATGTAAAGACCTCTGGAATCTCTTCAGTTGAAGACACCATTACCTTTGAAAATCATGGATTCTCTGATGGTGACATTATCACTTACAGCACCACAGGGACCGCTATAACAGGTCTTTCTACTACTTCTAGGTATTATGTCCTTAAGGAGGACAACAACAGGTTTAGAGTCGCTAATGCAGGCATTGGAGGGACGATTACAACCAACTATACCAAGAGAGATTATGTAGACTTACAGTCCTCTGGTACTGGATATCAAATATTCTCATATCCCGATATTACAGTTACTGTCAATGCCGAATTTTCATCTAGTGCTGACAGTATAACTGCTACACCGATTATTAGAGGTTCTATTGATGATGTGTATCTCTATGAGAATGGCACTGGTTATGGCACAGAAATTTTAAACTTCCATAAAAAACCACAAGTATCTCTCAACATTGGTAAGGATGCTGAGTTGACTCCTGTCATATCTTCGGGGAGAATCACTAGTGTTATAGTTTCTGCCGCTGGTCAAGACTATACTTCAGCACCTCTTCTAACCTTAAACAGTAGGAATGGTGTTGGTGCTAAGTTGAGAGCAGTTGTAAATGATGCTGGGAAGATTACTAGCGTCGTCGTTCTCAATGGTGGCATTGGATATGGTAGTGATACTACCATTACCGTTTCTCCAAATGGTAGAAATGCATATATTGAAGCGTCTGTAAGAGACCTTACAGTCAATAAACTTTCTAAGTTTGATAAAGAAATAATCATTAAGAATCCTGATAACAATCAAGGTTTAGAGTATGGATTTGTTGGATACTCAACTTCAATCGGTGATGATGTTTATGGTGACGATGGATCTGACCACTCACCTATTATCGGATGGGCATTTGATGGAAATCCAATCTATGGACCATATGCTTACAGTGATTCTGATGACATCAACTCATCCATAAAACCGCTTACTTCTGGATATACATTATCAACATCTAGTGTTGTTGATAGACCTTCATCTTTTGCTTCCGGATTCTTTGTTGAAGATTATATCTATGACAACTCTGGCGACCTTGATGAATATAATGGAAGATATGAAAAGACACCAGAGTTTCCAAAGGGAGTTTATGCATATCACGCAACAATATCGAATACTTCTTCAGAACCAGAGTTTCCTTACTTCGTAGGAAATTACTACAAGTCCCTGCCACTTGACCAATCCTTAGACCAAACATTTGACTTCAATTCTTCCAATCTTCTCAGAAATACCTTCCCATATAAAGTAGCGGAAAAGTATGCTGATAACGATTTTATCAGCGAAGCAAATGAAGCACTGATTCAGAATGCTATTATTGAATCAATAACCAAAGGATCTGTCACTGGTCTCACTATCAATGAAGATGGTGATGGATACATGGTTGGTGATGTTGCCAGTTTCGATAACACTGACACTAATGGCGGCGGAATCAGCGCTGATGTTAAGAGTGTTGTTGGAAAGAGAATCGTCAACATTGATACTAGTGTAGATTCTTATCAATCTACAAAAGTTATTTGGGAAAACTCAAATAAGATTTCATTGCATCTTGACAATAAACAGCATCAAATCTTAGATGGTGAAAGTGTTGTAGTATCTGGTCTTTCAACATTCATCTCTGGTTTGACCAAATCACACTTGGTTGGTATTACCTCAGAAACCACTACACTTATTAGACAGTTACCAAGTAACACTACTGCTGGTGTAGTAACAGATATCTACGTTTCTAGAATACCTGTAAGTCTATCGGTAGGATCCACTGTTGCTATCGGCACAGAGGGTCTGTCTGTCTTGAATATCTTCCCATCAAATAAGGTTGTAAGAGCAACAAGATCAGTAACTGGCACTGCCCACACAGCATCAACAGAAGTTACCGTTGTTGATGGTAAACTCACCATCGATGCTAAGGTAGATTACTTTGAATCTAAACTGAATGATAAGGTATATTTCCATCCAACGCAATCTGTTGGTATAGGAACTACCGCAGGTATTGCAGTTTCAAACTCCTACACTATTGCTGACCTGACATCAACAATCTCAGTTCCTACTCAAAGCATTTATCTTCCAAACCATCCATTCAAGAATGCTCAACCAGTCACTTTCTCAAGAGTTGCTGGATCAAATGCAATATCCGTTGCAAGCACGGAAACAAGCACTCCATTTAATATTCCAACCACCGGCAATACACAGACACTTTATGTAATCAATAAGTCTAAAGATTACATTGGTCTGACTACTTCGGTCGGTCTTACAACTAACACTGGTGGTTTATTCTTCATATCATTTACAGAAAATGGTGATGCAAGTGATTATCAATATGCATTAGAGTCTAACTTCAATCAAGTAACTGCAACTGTAAGTAAAGTTGATACAGTTGTCTCAGTGTCAACGTCACACTTACTTTCTAATGGTGACAACATCATTCTTGATGTGAAACCAGGACAGTCTGTTGGTATTGCAACAACAACCCCAGTTGTAGTTAAGTATAACTCAAATCATAACAAACTTTTAGTCAATCCAGTTGGATTTACA